ATGTCGAGATGTCTCATGATCAATATGATAGGGTCAAGGACATGTTGGTTGACGGTGTACAGAATGTTGAGGTCAAGACGCAGGTTCCTTTTATCAAGGAAAATGCTATGACCTTTAGGCCAGATCAGTTGGCTAAATGCACTAATGCCGATGAATTGTATTTTGTTCTAGTCTCTGCGCCAAAGCATAACTATCATTATAGTGGTTGGGTAATGAAGGTTACAGAACCTAAGAATCTAGCGATTAGAGAATATCGTACCAAAGACGGCCGCGACATGTTATTGGTTGATATTGATCAGCCTGCGGTGCAGCTTTGGAAGCGTATTCCTAAGCAACATTTGACTTTGATGAATAATCTTACGGTATCAAATTACTGATACCGATATATACAGCTAAAGCCCGTATAGCACAACGGCAGTGCAACGGTTTTGTAAACCGTAGGTTGGGAGTTCAAATCTCTCTGCGGGCACCACCTACGGAAGGGTGGCAGAGCGGTCGATTGCAACAGTCTTGAAAACTGTCGTACTGAAAGGTACCGTGAGTTCGAATCTCACCCCTTCCGCCAAATTTGGAAAGATGGCTGAGAGGCCTAAAGCACTCGGTTGCTAACTGAGCGGTCTAGGAATAGATCCGTGGGTTCGAATCCCACTCTTTCCGCCATATGCCTGTGTAGCCCAACTGGTAGAGGCGACAGATTTAGGTTCTGTTTAGTGTAGGTTCGAATCCTATCACAGGTACCATCTTTTTGAGGATTGATCATGAGCTATTCCATCGATACCATGAAAAAATCAGCATTTCAGGATGAGCTGATCAATGTGTTAAAAACGATTCCTAATAATAAGGTTGATCCTAACATTGTGGCCGTCATAGAGTATTTTCAGCGTCGTATTAAAGAGATAGACCGCAAATATAAATAAGGTCGATATCATAGGAGGGGTCCATGCGTAGATTGGCTTTCCTTGCTATGTTTTTTGTTCCTATGGCTAATGCGAGTGAATTAACCCATCAGTTTCTTTCGCCATCTTTCAATGGTGTGGGATACAGTTCCCATGTGCTGACGATATATCAGCTAGAAGAAGCGGCAAAGCAGAGACAAGAGGATCGTAGGCGCCAAGAGCTTTCCGCGGCCTTGCGTGCTGAACAAAATAGCCCAGGTAATCAGTTCCTGCAGGCCTTCCAGTCGCTCGTATATTCACAGCTTGCTAAGAACATGTCAGACCAGCTATTCGGTGAGAATCCTCAGAGCAGCGGAACTCTGGCCTTCAGCAATGTGACGATCGGATGGACTCGAACGGGGTCCGAGGTCTCTATGACGATCAATGATAAGGCTACAAATTCTGTGACTACGGTCACCGTTCCTATAGGAGCCTTCGCATTTTAAGAGCACTCTTCGTCGTCATGATGATGGGACTTACAGGATGCTCATTGATAGATCAAACAACTAATTTGCTAGAATCCCGGCCGGAGCCTGTGAAGCCTGCTGATGATGAGCTGCGTCCACCCAAAGATGGTGTGATGACGGTATCTGTCTATAGGTTTCAGGATCTCACAGGCCAGCGCAGGTATTCTGAGCGAGTCGCATCGCTGTCATCAGCAGTCACCCAAGGCGCTGATGCATACCTGATACAAGCCCTTCAGAGCGTCGGTAAGGGTAGATGGTTTCGCGTCGTCGAGCGTGGCGGCATCGAAAATCTCCTGCGCGAGCGCCAGATCATCAGGCAGATGCGCGAGATTTACGAGGGCCCAAATGCCAGGCAGATGTCACCTTTGCTATTCGCAGGGATGATAATAGACGGTGGCATCATAGGGTATGACACCAATATAGTGACTGGAGGTGCCGGTGCTCGTGCATTCGGCATAGGTGGATCCACAGAATATAGAACTGACCTTGTCACCGTCGCATTACGTGCGGTCTCGGTGACTTCAGGTGAGGTCTTAGTGGCAGTCACCGTCACTAAGCGCATACATAGCTACGTCGATAGAATGGGTGTGCTCAAGTTTGTGAGCGGAAACACCATATCGTGGGAAGGTGAGATAGGCTCATCGACCAACGATAGCGTAAATCTGGCCATACAATTGGCTATACAATCTTCTGTCCGTGAGTTGATTGAAGAAGGCACCCGCAAGGGTCTTTGGGAATATCAACCTTAACAGATAGAGGAAGACATGCATAGGTTCCTAACGTTCGCCATGATGCTGCTTCTGGCGGCGCCGGTGAGCGCACAGAACAACAGCGTGTTCATAGACCAGATAGGTTCGTCAAACGTCATAGGTATAACTCAAGCTGGTTCAGGTAACCGCATAGGTACATCGCTGACGCCTAGCTCGATAGCTGGCTCTGCGAATACTCTGACCATAGCCCAAATAGGCGATACCAACCAGCTTGACTATTCCTTCAACGGCAGCACTAATACTGCGACGTTGACATATACTGGAAACGGAAACACAGCCACGCTGACGTGCGGCACCAATAACTCCACCTGCTCGGATTCGACAATCACACATACTGTGACAGGTGATGACAATATCATATTGACGGCCATAACAGGTAGCACAGTAACAAATACTTTGGCCATCACCGGAAATAGCAACTCTGTAAATACAAACCAGAGCAGCAATAACGGAAATCAGAATATGACATTGACCGGTAATAGCAACTCTGTAACTGCATCACAGGCTGGCGTCGGCACTCACAACCTGACGCTCTCCGTCGCGGGTGACTCGAACACATATAACGTAACACAGGCTGGCGCAGTATCAAATACAGTCTCGATAAACACGACAGGTTCTAACAATAACGTGACAGTCAGCCAGAGCAACTGATGTTACGTTTGCTAGCCCTGCTGCTAGCCTTACCTTCGCTAGCATTTGCTAACGTAGGATCTATAATACAGCAGCAGGGCAACTCTGTCCAGATAAGGAGAGGCAACGAAACCTTACCTGGAGGAGTTGCAGCTAGCGTCAATATGAATGATGCGATAGTCACAGGGCTATCATCATTACAGCTACGTTTTCAAGACAATACGACTGCCAGCGTCACCGAGAATAGTAGGTTCGTCATCGATGACTTCGTGTATGATCCTAGTCGAGGCGCAGGTAGGCTAAACGTGCGCGTATCGATGGGTACTGTGCGATATGTGTCTGGGCAGATAGCGCGCAATAACCAACAGAACGTGCAGGTCAATACCCCGACGGCCGTCATAGGTGTGCGCGGCACAGATTTCTTCATGACGGTTGACGAATCTGGACAGAGCCTCGTCGTGCTTGTACCTAGCTGTAACCAACAAGGCAACTGCTATACGGGAAAGATAAGCGTCACGAATGATGGTGGCACGGTGGAGATGGATAAACCGTTTCATGCGACATATGTACCTAGCGCGGCCGTGGCTCCAAGTCCACCTGTCCAGCTAAACATCTCGATAGCGGACATCAATAATAACCTGGTGATCGTCAAGCCTCCACAGATCATGCTGTTGATGCAAGAGACATCGACTCAAAACCAAAGCGAAGTCGAATCTCTCCCTGCCCAGACTCAGGTCATACAAACCGAAGTCAGAAGATCCACGATGAGAAGATTAGGAGAATTGATAATCACCGAAGATGGACAGAATACGACCGCAAGTCGCGAGTCTCAAGGCCATATTGCAAACGTCAGGATGATCGGTGGTAATACTAGGGTTACTGTCATTCATGATGGATCGACCGCGACAGAGACGGTCGGCTCTGGATCTAATATAGTGACAATCAACCAAAGAAGGTGATTACATGAAAAAATATGTACTTGCGCTATCAGTATTATTGGTCATGATCGCGCTAAAAGTATTAGACCCATGGCCAGCGCAGGTTGCACGTCTTAAATATTTTGACTTTTTAGAACGTCAAGCCGATATGGTACTTGATGATTCTATTGTGCTAGCCAATATTGATGAGGCTGCATTACGAAAGCATGGTCAGTGGCCATGGTCACGAGACGTTATTGCAGAATACATTCAAGATATTAGCAATCGTGGTGCGGCACTTGTAGTCGCACCGATTCTATTTGCAGAGCCTGATCGCGCAGGAAAAGATAGTGTTCTGGAGCAAGCATTTCGCGAGCATCCTGTGGTTATCGCGCAGGTACCCACAACTCAGGTACGTGAACCATATGCAAGACCACGAGGCTCTGCGCTAATTGGTCCACCAATTGCTGATGTTCTGCCGCGCTGGCCAGGTGCGATAGCACCGCTTCCTCGTCTTGCTGAAGAAGCTGCTGGTGTCGGCATGGTTGCAACTATGCCTGAGCCAGATGGTGTGGTGCGTCGTAGCCCAATGCTTGTCGCAGTCGATGACAAGTTTTATCCATCAATCACCTTTGAAACATTGAGAGTTCTAACTGGTGAGATAAGCTTTCAGGTCAAATCAAATAAAGCTGGTGTCGAGGTGCTACGCATTCCAGGCCAGCCTCTCATGTATACTGATCCGAATAGTCGCATCTGGCCTAGTCGTGCATTTACATATCAATCATTTTCTGTCACGAATATGCCTGAGGATCTAGATGGAAAGATTGTCATATTATCGCTGACGGCTGAAGGGTTTAGCAATCCTGTCGCGACAAGTCATGGTGAGATGCTACCAGGAACTGTGATTGCAACAGACCTATCATCAATATTGAATCAAGTTCTATTGGTGCGACCTGCTGAAGCTGATTTCTACGAGCTAGCAGCTATTTTGTTATTTGGTCTGATTATGGTATTCTTAGCTATAAGAATCAAACTGGTTCTAGCTGGTCTGTTATTCTTGCTGCCAGTTTCTGGTTTGATTGCAGCCTCATGGTTCGCGCATAGCCTTTATTTCATGTTATATGATGCTGTGCTGCCAGTCTTGACTTTGCTTCTGGTATTTGGTACTGGCGCTTTCTCACGCGCGCTTGAAGAGTTCCGCTTGAAGCAACAGATCAAGAAACAGTTCGGTACGTATCTGTCACCAGCAATGGTCGAGAAGCTACAAGAGAATCCAGATCTGTTGAAGCTTGGTGGTGAGGAGCGAGAGCTGTCAATCATGTTCACAGACGTGCGCGGCTTCACAGCTATCTCCGAACACTATGGTAAAGACGTGCAAGGCCTGACTAAAATCATGAATCGCTATATGACTGCGATGACGGCTGCAATACTTCGCAATGAAGGTACGCTTGACAAATACATCGGTGATGCACAGATGGCATTTTGGAATGCACCACTCGATGATAAAGATCATGCGAAGAATGCAGTCAAGACAATGTTACAGATGCTAGAAAACCTAAAGGAGTTCAACGATGAAATCGCAAAAGAAGGTGTCCCGGCGTTTGGTATGGGGCTTGGGATCAATACTGGTACTGTCGTCGTTGGCAACATGGGCAGTGATCAACGCTTCGACTATACTTGCTTGGGTGACACTGTCAACCTTGCCTCTAGACTTGAAGGCCAGTCAAAACCTTATGGAGTCAGCAACGTCATCGGTCCCCTCACTTACCGATACGTTAGAGAAGAATACCTCTGCCTTGCCCTCGATACCATTGCGGTAAAGGGTAAGAAAGAAGGCGTCGACATCTATACTGTGCTAGGTAGACCAGAGAGCATTATTCACGTCAAGATGGATCTTGATATGCACGCGAATATGATGAAATCATATAAGAGTCGTCGATTTGATGATGCAATCTATTATGCAAAGCGTCTCAAAGGGTGCTTTGGAGGTAAGATGGATGCTTATTATGATATGTGGATGGAGCGTTGCGAAGAATTAAAGGGTGCTGGTCTATCAGAAACTTGGGATGGTGTTTTCAGAGCAAACAGTAAGTGAGTCAACCTTCACCAGAAGATGCAGTCTGATCGTCCTCATGCATCTTATTGATCTTCACCTCTGCCGCGACTCGTTCACGTTCGATCGTCTTGCCGCGGAGGTGAAGAACCACATTGACCTTTTGCTGTAAGCGAATAAGGTCGTTATCTAACATTCGAATACGATCGATGAGGCCGATGAGAACCGTATTGGTCTCAGATAGCACCGGCTTCACCTCTGTTGTAGCCCATACCCACACGTAATAAACCATGTAGCCGACGCCGCCAGCGGCGACGATGGGAAATCCGTATTTGCCTATGAGATCAGCTAAGTTTTCCATTAGCACCTTCGACCTTCTTCAAGACCATACGGCCGTCTGACATCCGCTCGACTACCAAGACATCGCCATCATCTAGCTCCGGCACTCTGATCGCAGGATCGAATAGCACGGTGCCGTTTGCCATGACCTCGACGTTCAACGTCCTTGACCCCTATACTTCTTATAGCAGCGCCTCTTGGCCTTGTTCATCGACGATGTCTTTAAGATGCCACCACCGATGCTGGTATGCTTCTGTATACGAACGTGCGCTAGGACGGCAGGTTCTTTTGTCCTGGTTGACTTGGGTGCAGGTTTAGCCATTTAATCTCTCCTCGCATCGTTTTTGCCGTCGGCTCTTGCTATCCGCTCGACATCAGGCTTGAGGCCGAGGGCATTGGAAACGACGGTGTCTATGCGGACCACGTCGTGGTTCATTGTGCGTACGCGATTGTCCAAGGCCGTGATGATCCCGGCCATACCCTTGACTGACCCAGTCACGCCAGCAAGGATAAACTTCATGGTCAGAAAGACGAAGTAGCCAGCTGCGCCAGCGGCTGCTATCGGAAACCCTACATCAGCCACTAGCTTGAAGAAAATATCCATCGTTGCCCTCCGTGGCACTATCTAGCCATTGACATACCTATAGAAACCATGTATAATGGTCCTTGTGACAAGACAGGGTATACATAATATGGCACTCCTACCTTCTTATTTTACTACCACAAGCACGCGCAAGCGCAAGTCCAAAGCTAAGACCAAGGCTGTCAAAGCGGCTGAGGCTCAGACTGCTGCGCTGCTAGAGAAGGTAGGTTATCGGGGTGTGGCCAAGCCTGGTAAGGCGCCTGCTTTGGGTGCAGGAGAGCGGAGGTTCGAATCCTCTCGCCCCGACCATTCTCTTCCCACATCAGATACTATTCCTGGTGGTACGTTTGCCAAACGCGATATCATGAATGATTGGCGCTGGCGGGTAGGTCACGAGGAGAAGGCTAGTGTAGTTCAGGCTATGCGCGAGAAGGCCTCTCGTGTCCAACCATTATATAACAAAGGTGGCTATCAGGTCGCATCAGTCAATGACGATCCAGCTACCCTTGGTTCACGTTCTCGGAGGCTTTAAAATGTCCAGATGGTTACTATCCAACCTTGAGAAAAAGAATGTGCTGGAACTTGAATATTTCAAGCATCCAAAATATGACAAGCGCATAGTCATCGAAAACTGGTGGCGGTGGGCGACCTTTGAGTGTGAAAGCAACGAGGCTCCAGACATCGATCTGGCCAATGAGGATCCAGATGGGTTCTATGTCTATGAAACGGATTACGATTTCTCCACGGTAGGTATGGACGATGGTGTATCGTTGGAGATCATCTGGCCAGATGATATGCCGGAGGAAGAGCGCGAACATCTCCAAGAAGTTTTCGATGAGGATGGCTGGGACGGATGGATGGATCTTGGTATCGAGTCGGTTGATTCTGAGGTGATCGTATTTGGTCCTCTTAGCCTTGAGAAGGATAATGGTGAATGATCCCTGCCGGTCTCATCAATCGTGGGAATATCATTCCGCTGATGTCTGTCGCGACCCTCACGTCTTACGGCGCGATATCCCTGTTAGAAAAGGTGGTAACCCCTGGTCTGACATGGACATATGTCTTGGCCGTGGGTGTCACGACATGGGCATGGATGCATCTATATGACTATATCTTTAAGGATATCATCCATACCTCAATCAGAGGTACCTTACAATACCTCATCAACGAAGGTAAGATCAAAGAAAGCGATGTGGATTTAGAAGATGAGTAATCTTAACAGAAAAGGAAATCAAATGAATCGCAGAATTTTTTTACTTAGTGGCATCCCTGCTGGGATGATGTGTGTATTCACTGGTACGAATACAAAGGCACAAACTATCAGTGTGACTGGTGCAGGTGCAACATTTCCAGCACCTCTATATTATGCATGGGCCAGTGAATTTCAAAAAGCTACTGGAATCCAAATTAATTATCAATCAATCGGATCAGGCGCAGGCATCAATCAGATTCGTGCGCGTACAGTAGTATTTGGTGCTACGGACTCCCCTCTGGACAATCCAGGTGACATGTATCAATTTCCTACAGTTAGTGGTAGGGTTGTATCTGTCTATAATCTTCCAGGTATTACCGATCTTAAATTGTCAATGCCGGTAATTGTTAAGATTTATCAGGGTCAGATTACTATGTGGAATGATCCTGCTATTATAGAATTGAATCCTGGTAAGAATATACCTCGATTGGCAATCATTCCAATCTATCGTGCTGATGGATCGGGAACTACCTTTATCTGGACTAAGGGTATGAAAGAAGGTAGCAATGGCCTTTGGAATGATGTAGGTACTTCGGTGAAATGGCCAACGGGTCAAGGTGCCAGAGGTAATGAAGGTATCGCTACCACAGTTCAGCGTACACGAGGTGCTATTGGTTATGTTGAATATATCTATTCTAAAACCAATAACATTCCCTTTGCTACTGGATTTGAACCACCTGCAGGAAGAACTTATATTCTATTACCTAAAGAACCGCGCGATAGACAAGCCCATGATATCGCTGTAAAGTTTTTTGAATGGGCATTGACTCATGGTCGCAATATCGCAGAGTCTATGCATTATTATAATATTCCCACAGAAGAAGCTGCGAAAATCATTCAGGAGCTAAAGGCCATTTGACAATGAGCGAATATTTGGAATTGAACGGCGACATTTTGCATGACCAATTACGTCAATCGGTATTGATAGTGTCGTTTGACAAGCTGAACGGTGATCGGCGCGATATGACCTGCACGCTGGATCGCAAGTATTTGCCTATTGATCAGCAAGCCGATGCAGTGGTCGCGAAGCCTAATAAGGCTTCTTTGGCTGTGTGGGATCTAAATGCAAATGCGTGGCGTAGCTTTCGTCTAGATAGGGTCATCAACATTCAAGAGGTGAGTTATCCATGACTAAGCTAAATGTGACAGGTCTCAAGGAAAAGTCTAAAAGCCTTGGACCTGGTCCAGATGGCACCTACGCGCACATCGGTGCGCGCGGAGGCACAGAGATGATGATGGAGGGCCTTCGCAAGCATGTGCCGAAGGAGCTGCTCGATGGGTTCAATGTGATATGCTCTAGGGTGACAGGTCAAGTCGACGTATCAAACAAGCCCATTCTATGGCTGCATGACACTTGGGATGATCCTGAGTCTGAGCACCTCAAGAATGAGAAGTCCCGCAGTAGGTTCCGAAAGCTGGTGTTCGTATCCAACTATCAGCAGGCTACCTACAACGTAGGGCTCGGCGTGCCTCATGCAGAAGGTGTGGTGCTACAGAATGCCATTGAACCTATCCTTGGGACAGAGAAGCCTCAAGGCACCATTCGCCTGATCTATCACACGACTCCGCATCGAGGCCTTGAGCTGTTGGTGCCCGTGTGCGAGTTCTTGGCCTCTGAGGGCTTTGACTTCCACCTAGACGTATACAGCTCCTTTGCCATCTATGGTTGGAGCCAGCGCGATGAGCCTTACAAGGATCTATTTCAGCGCATCACTCGACATCCGAATATGACCTACCACGGATACCAGCCGAACGAGGTTGTGCGCGAGGCGCTGAAGAAGGCTCACATCTATGCATATCCGAACATCTGGCCAGAGACTAGCGCAATCAGCGTGATCGAGGCCATGAGCGCAGGATGCCTGGTGGTATGCCCGAATTATGCGGCGCTACCAGAGACGACTGCCAACTTCGCCGCGATGTACCCATTCACAGAGGATGCCAATGCACATGCAAATCGTCACGCATCTGTGCTGGCTGAGGTGATGTCTACCTATTGGGATGATGGTAACCAGAACAAGCTGCGTTTCCAAAAGACCTACGTGGATAACTTCTATTCTTGGCGCACACGTGGTCGCCAGTGGGAGAGGTTCCTCGAAAGCCTGAAATAGCCCTGTCGGAATGACTCTAAACCCTGTAGAATGGTGATATGAGAAAACTCAAAGCGCCGATCTCCGAAGCCAAATACATCGGAGAAGAACCATCATGGGATGGAGTCACACCAGACTCCAGCCGCATAATCTATGCATATAACTGGTATCGGGCTGTGCTCGATCCCAAGATGTCGCGCCTTGTCCTAGGTGATTACATGAAGTCTGTGGGTCATCCGCAAGCTGACATCGACGTCCTCGATCATGTCGAAGATATGCGCTTCGAGATTAATACGTTACCTGCATTGGGTCGCATGGTGATGCGCGGCCTTCAACCTAATGAGCAGCAGATCATCAGGTTGATGCTGGAATTAGAACAGCTCATCAAATATGGATATGAACGTAAGGCTGAGAAGGATGCGGCGCGGAGACCGAAGCCAAAGGTGCAGCCGCTCGTGCAATCGGATCCAGTCGGCGATGCGATATCCAAGGTCGAGTATTCAATCGACCAGGGCGAGCTGATCGATGTCAGCAAGGTGCTCCGCGATTATGCGCCGAAACCATCTGATCTAACCAGTGATATCGATAGGTATGGGCGACTAATCGAAGAGGTCAAGCACGCGCTTGACCGCACGGACATGGAATGCGTGGAGTGCTATCGCAGCTATTCAAAGAGGCAGCTACGTGAGATGCTGGCTCGCTATGCTGGTGTGCTCCAGGCCATCAACTTGTATTGTTCATCCAACATCAAGGCTCCGACCCCTCGCAAGGTGAAGCCAAAGACCCCGGCCAAGTTGGTCGCGAAGCTTCGGTTCCTCGATAGGCATGATGAGCTTGGCCTCGTGAGCATCGACCCGAAGGACATCGTCGGCGCATCTGAGGTGATCCTCTATAACGTGGCGCGCAGGTACGTGCAGCGATATGTGGCTCCTCTCGGCTCAAAGTTGTCTGTGCGGCGTAGCACCATTGATGGCTACGATCCGCAGCTATCGAGCAAGAAAAAGCTAAGGAAGCCAGAGGTCGACCTGCCTAGGTTCTTGTCTGGCGGCGGTAAGAGCGTGCCAAAGACCTACGAGGCAGTCAAGGCGAAGGCACAGGAGGTCAACGGCACGGTGAACGCGCAGACTATCATCCTGCGCGCTGTCAAGTAGCCATTGACATGGAGCCAGCTTCCTGGTACAATAGATAGTACATGGATAAAGGCCGAGACAATGATATTGGTTGACTTAAACCAGGTCATGATCAGTAATCTGATGGTGCATCTGGTGCATAACAAACAAGTGGTGGACGAGGATCTTGTCCGCCACATGGTGCTTAATAGCTTGCGTGGCTATAAGCAGAAGTTCTCGCACGAGTTCGGTGAACTCGTCATCTGCTGTGATGACAAGCGTTACTGGCGCCGTGAGGTGTTCCCTCATTACAAGGCAAACCGCAAGAAGGATCGCGAGGCTTCTGGTATCGACTGGTCGACGCTGTTCGATACGATGGCCAAGATCAAGGAGGAGCTGCGCGAGCACATGCCTTACAAGGTTGTGCAGGTTGCGCGGGCCGAGGCCGATGACGTGATTGCATCACTTTGTCACAAGTATGGTCGGTTCGTCAACGGCGGCGATAGCGAGAAGATACTTGTGCTGTCAGGCGACAAGGACTTCGCACAGCTACAGAAGTACGCGAACGTCCATCAGTATGCGCCGATCCAGAAGAAGATGCTGCCCATCGACAACCCAGAGCGATTCCGGCGCGAGCACATCATGGTCGGTGACCGCGGCGACGGTGTGCCTAACTTCCTCACCGAGGATGATGCGCTAGTCGCAGGACGTCGCCAGCGCCCATTGTCTCGTAAGAAGATCGAGGAGTGGTGTAGCATGGAGCCCGAGCAGTTCTGTGACGATGCGATGCTGCGTGGCTACAAGCGCAATCAGATGATGGTTGACCTTGACCTGGTGCCACAAGATATACAGCAGGCGTGCATTGAAACCTATGAGCAGTTCATACCAGCATCACGTTCGGCCATGATGCCTTATTTCATGGCGAAGCGTCTGCGACAGTTGACAGAATCAATCAGCGACTTTTAAGGAGGATACAAGTGGCAATCAAGAGCCTCGCTCAGGTGGTGAGCGAGATTGAGAAAGAAAAGACCAAGGCTGGTCAGGTCAAGGTGATGCAGGAGAACGATAGCAAGGCTCTCCGCATGGTGTTCGAGTTCACCTTTGACCCTATGCTACAGTGGCTCGTGCCTGACAGCGAGCCGCCGTATCGTCCCGCGGCCGATACGATCGATCAGGAAGGTCGCCTCTATTCAGAGATCGACAAGCTGGTATATTTCACCAACACTCCTGACGGCTTGAACGTGAAGCCGATGAAGCGCGAGCAGCTTTTCATTCAGCTCCTTGAGACAGTGTCGCCTGATGACGCAAAGCTGCTGATGCGTATGCGTCGCAAGGAGCTAAAGGTCATGGTCGGTGCAATCAAGGAAGCCTACCCGAAGATAACCGGGCATTGGAAATGAACAGAGAAGTTGCTCTGGTCGTAGGCAATGGTACTTCGCGAAAGTATGTTGACTTGAGGATGTTGGTATCATCGCTAGGTGACGAGCGACCAGTGATCTACGGTTGCAATGCAATCTATCGAGAGTTCCATCCGACCTATGATTTACCAGACTATGTGGTGGCCATTGATGATGGTGCGATAGCTGAGATTGAATCCAGCGATTTCCCGTCGTCGCGCGTGATCATTCCGACTGAGGATGAGCGATGGGAGCCAGAGGAGATGCATGGTGATGGGTTGCGCCCTAGGTCGAACGCAGGCATGTGCGCTATGGTCGAGGCCATTCGACGCGGCGCAAAGACTCTGCTGTGCATCGGCTTCGACTCCTTCTTGCAGGATGCACAGCAGTCTGTGAGCAATCTATTCGACGGCACCAATAACTATGGCCCAGAGACTCGCGCTAGCGTATATGACAATCCAAACCGAGTGAGATTTATGGCTTGGTTTGCACGCAAGAACCGCGAGGTGGATTTCATATTCGTGTATCCTGATGGAATGAATGCTGTACCCATTGGGCAACCTAATACATACCAAGTGACATATGAGGAGCTAACAGAGTTAGCATGAGAGTACATGTGAGAGGACAGATGGGTGTCCAGCTGATGCAGGCATTCGTCGGCATCGGTCGCCTGGCAGATGATGAGAAGCCTATTCTCGTCGTGAATAGTGGTGGCGATGTGCCAGGCGCAAAGACGTCTCAGCTTCATTTCGTTACAGATCCGCAATGCGAGGTGCGCGAGGATCACGAAGGCATCCGTAAGACGCCGTATTGGTATCAAGGCGCGGCGCGTGCAGCATTCCTCGGTAGGAACCGCACGTTGCGCTGGCTTCCGCTGCGTGATCATGAATATGGTCAATTGCATGGAAACGCCGTGATCGTACATGCACGAGGTGGTGATAAGTCTGTGGCTAGCGTCGACACTTACCGCAAGCTGGTTGACCTGGCAAAGGAACGTCACCCAGATCATAAGGTATATGTCCTATCCGATAGCCGAGACCTGCTCGATGCGCTAGTGTCGCCCAAGGATGACATCGCTGGCGACGTAGATGAGGATTGGTTCACGATCCTTGAAGCTGACCATGTATATGCTGCCCCATCAGGCTTCGTGATGAGCACACTGCTATTCAACCCGCAGAAGAAGGTGACGTTCATCGGGCCCAGCTGGTGCGACGGTAGCTACCCAGCTGTGGCCGATGACTTCACTTTCATCGAAGAGGCAAGAGAGTTCTGCCCAAACCTGGAGGTTCTCGGATGAGGATCGGTCGCTACGACGTCTGGAACGAATACGACGCAGTCGCACCCATCGTCGGCGTCCATAGCGATGCGATGAAGCTGGCTCACGCATCTGCGATGGCTAATCATATGACGCAGTGTTGGAATATTGCGAAAGAATCATTGATGGCCTTCGGATGCGGTGCTTGGCAGGCTGAGCAGCTCATGTCAAACACGAAAGACATCAGACAGCTAAAAGAATGCGAAGGTCTGGATTCTACTGTTCATGCCCTTCGTGCTTATCTGGGTCGTAGCGCACATAGGTGTCGTCTTAATCTGCGACCAGCACCTAGTCTAGATGCTGAAAGCTGTATTGGCACTGGTATTCATGTATTCCGTGCAGATCAGCTTGGTCTGACGCAAGAACAGCAGGAAGCATTAGAGCGGGAGCTATCATCTCCCGCTGCTGCGCTATCAAAGAATGAGACCAATATGGCTTATGGTCGCCGTTGGTTTGAAAACTGCACAGAACTGTTGAATAAGATCACACCATTCCTATCTGAGGTCACAGGATATTCTGAAGGCACGATCACAGAAGAATTGTCGCGCACTGCATTCGCGCAGCGAGTGATCAATGGTCCTGAAGATAATGATGTGCAGAAGGTATTGCATCAAGACACTTGGCATGATGCATGGAAGCTTTGGTATTTCCCTCGCGCAGTTCGTGATGGTGAAGGCCCATTCAGGTTCGCTCAGTATAGTCATGGACTATCATCCGAACGTATGAGATTGACCACAGCATTTGCTACCAAAGGAACTAAATGGGAAGAATGGCGCAGCTATGGTCATGATGAGGGTTCTTGGCGTGTGGATGATACGGAGCTATTGCGAATGGGTTGTGGTGCTAATGACGTGACATGCGCTGCTGGTACTCTTGTTGTAGCCAATGTATTCGGATATCATGCGCGCGGTGAAGCTACGGAGACAAAGGAGCGGATCGCTCTACATGCGAGCATCCGATTGAATCCATGGAAAATTTAAGAGGCTATTCGATTCGCGCCTGGGTAGCAGGCATTATCACCAGAGTAGCTATCATCGCAGGCCTTGCGCTATTACTCTCTGGCTGTGATATTGTCACAGTGTATCGGCCTGCGCCTGTGGTCTATCAACGACCGTCGCCTTTATACTATTACCCACCAACATACTATCGTTACGAGCCTCATCGTTACTATCATCGGTATCCATACTACTACCATCATCCTCATGCAAGGCCTTGGAGATACTGATGAAAGTAGTTTCAATTCTATTGCTCGGGCTATTGCTCACAGCTTGCGAGCGACCAGTATTGACATGCGCCGGGCATCCTTGCGTGAGCCACTATCCTGCTGGATACTACCAATCTCGTGGTTATCACAGCGAGCCCACATGGCATGGTAATCGTCACGCGCAACAGAGGCATTGCCATAGACGTGCTGATAATACATTTTATTGCCACAATCATTCACCTTGAATAGCCATTGACAATGCATCTGTCATGTGATACTATGCACGCATGACAGACCAGAACAAACCTATCTCCGCCGCCATTGATGGCTTTGACAACACAGTCTATGTGACCAACGATGATGATTACTTCTCATCTGTGGTGATATCACCGCAAGGTATCCCATCAACTCAGATCCTACAAAATCCAGCGACATCAGATCATACATTTCATTCAGTCACAATCTCGCTTGATGAAATGCGAGCGCCGCGATTGTCACTTGATATCGATATATCCAAATGCAAGTTTGATGCGCCTTCCAATACATTCTTTGCATATGAACCTGAACCGATCACAGAATCTCATTCTTCACCAATTGAGGTGAGTATTCATCGCGGCGGTCTTAAACTTGTCACCGCAAGTCAAAAGCCATTCACAGATCGATATGGTCATGATGAATATCATCAGAAATACATGTTTGAGAAAGATTCCTCAGTCTTTTGTGTCAGGTTATATCTGACAGAGAAGCTGCGTGACTACTGGTTTGCGATGCATCGTGCTGCGAGGTCTTGAAAATGATAACTCGTATGAATCCTACAACTTATATAAACCCAAATACAATGCCAAAAACCATGCAACAATCTGTGCAAAGTAGTACAACTTTTTCTGTGCATGTAGATGCTGGTGCGGCCATGAATACTGATAAGTTAAGATATTGCAAAGCGCAAAACAGATTGTATCTTGTATCACCTGTTGAGAGTTGGCCAAAAACCATATACCTTGTTGGTCGCCAAGAGGGTGCAAAGTATATCATGGATGCAAATAACGCACTCTCAAGCGTGCGAAGATATTATCTTTCCAATGAAAATCGTATACCTAATGCACCAGATGAAATGTATGTTTGGCATTACCATCATGCTGATGATATGATGCAGTCTTGGCGTAATGCTGTCAAACATAGTCAGCAACATATCTAATCGACAGAATTGCGAGGACAAAATGCCAATAGCAACACGTGATCATGTCGTTGTTAAGGTTGACGACACTTTGTATGATGCGAAGTCAAAGATATTCTATGTGGCTTTGTCACGAGTGACAGATGATCTTAGCGCGCCTAGTGTGATCAATCTTATCAATGATAAGACTGGTGGTGTACGAGGTTTTACTAAGCAAACATTTGGATTAGAAGGTTATTTTGTGTATAGCCATACTGGCGACGGTTATCATGGATACACAATGAAAGCCTTCACACTCGAAGAGGAAATGAAAGCAGCTTGGGAAAAGATTAGATCATGATATTAACTGGCAGACCTGATCATATCGTAGCAAAGTTTCATTATAATATACCAAATGGTGACGAGAATGATGAATTAATTCTGTATGATCAGACCACGCGCACGTTTTTTATTCACACGCCGCAATTAGAACCTGCTAAGTTTACGGGTAATGTGGGTAGTATTTTTCATCTGAAGATAGAAAATCTCAAAACAAAAGCTGAATGGCAGTTCGTATATGAACAAACACGAGAATATAAGTCAAAATG